TATTGGATATCTGCGAGAGCAGATTCCTCCGGCTAATCTCAGCCTCAAATACTCTAGCCCCAGGCATGCCCAGAACCTTCTTGGCTTTGCACTTCCTGCACTCCTTGCAGACAACAGCCGAGTTTCCCGCCAAAGCCTCCTTGTCATTATTGACAATAGAGACAGTGACGGTTAAGTCGTTGATCCCACAGTAGATGCAGGAGCGTTTATCACGCCCCACAATGGTTATCCAGTTTGTCACGATTCAACCTTTGGTAGATGCGGTAAATATGTCAACGCCGAAATATACCAGATCTCATGTCAAACAGCAATCACTGTGTCGCATTCTACTTCGTTGCCCCAAGAATCCCATCCGTCGATTTTCCGTCTAGCAAACAACTCAAGGCGAGGGCCAGGACTAATAGATTCGATCAACCTGTATGATTCGTCTGGTTTCTGGCTGTGCTTCACAGGGTCAGTTGTAAACAACACGTTTGGCCTGTACCTTCCAAGCGGAAACACACATTTCTCTTTGTAGCCAAACAAAAGCGTTTGTGTCCTATGAATAAACCAGTTCCCCATTCCAGAGGGCTTTACCCAATGAATAGGAGCAAGGTACTTAAACCCCCAGGACTCCATGACATGGAACCCTTCTTTAAGGTGGCTGTTCGTTGTCCAAAGCCAGAGATGACACCCGGGTTCAGCCAGACTTCCAACACCTAACTTACATATATCTTCTAGGCTCAGTGTGGGATAAGGCAGAGAATCTGGCTTCTTCCCCTCTTTCGACCTCTTTCGTTGGCTAGCCATTCTCATCGGCCACGGTGGATCAGCGAGTATGCAACTGTATTTCTGAGCCTTGTCAATCATACAGCAATCACTCTTCTCATATTACCGCATAAATGCGTATATCCTAACGAGATACTATCCACGCAGTCGTCATGTACATCCGCAGGAGTTCCAGTAAACGAATCGATCTCCTCGAAGCACGCATCCGTCCAACTGCCAGAGACATAGGAGATATTTCCAGCGGATGCTGCACGACTAAATGGAACCGCTCTTGTCAACTTACTTGAGCCAGGCGAACTCCAGGCAACACGCCTTCCGGCCAGATTCTTCAGCTGATGCTGCAACAATCGCTTCCCTGCCGAACCAGGCTCAACCTCAATCACAATCGTTGTTCCAGGTCCATCCTCATCCGATGTTTGCGAGATCTTAGGATCAACGTCTTCAGCCGAATACTGCTGGCGTATCTGATCGAAGATGATGACCTTCTCAGTACCGGGAATCAGGCCCATTAGCGTCCCAACCGTGTAATCCGACCTTCTTCCCACAGTGGCAGCACAATCCCAGCTCCGGCACATAATCAGACGTTCTGGAATTGGTCCTTGCCATGGTCTGATCCATGCCGACTTCATTAAAGCCCCGTCCGTATCGCAAAACAGCCCTTCGACCTCCTGTTTGTAAAAAGCTCCGTCATACGCTGCCTTAAGGCTTTCGACGAAGAAGTCAGGGTTGAACGTATTGGAATATGATGGAGCATGAATCATCTCGGCAATGCCAGCCTGGATGGCTCGGTATTCCCACCTGTTCTTGCCTCGAGGCGTAAAAGTCGCCCATAACTTGCCAGGGTTCTTTCTTAGACGACCCAGCAGAACCTTGTATGTCGATTCGTCGCAAAAGCTAGCCTCATCCATGTACACAGCTCCAGCATTCGTCCCCCGAAGCCTGTCCGGCTTATCCGCAGACCTCCAGAGGATCGTCCGGTCACCCTTAACCTTGGTCTCCATCTCCGTTTTGTTATGATTCATGACCAAGCCAGACTGACCGTAAAGTTCTTCAAACATACGAAATGTGGAATCCTTCAGGATCGTAAAAGTCGGTGCGACGACGATGGTTAGTGTCCCTTTAGGCTGGTTCATAATCTCGATCACACCAGCGCGAGTCTTTCCAGCACCTACTCCACCCACAAAAAACTTCTGCTTCGATGGGGAGATCCAAAATTGCAGCTGCTGGGGCGTAAAAGTATTGACATTATGTATTTGTTGACGACCCGTCTTCTCCTTCCGCAACTGGGAGAACAGGCTGTTCTGATTCATTTTTTCCAACCGGAAGTCGTCCCGATCCATCGACATACTTTTGGACATTGTCGTTACTCTGGTACTGTTTTGAAAGTTCGGAACTGATTTCAGCTAAAGTCTTTCCGGCGATTCGCTGCTCAACCTGGTCGTTCGACATCTGGCGATCCCAGAACTGCAACTTGACCTCTGGCTTTGCGAATTCCATTCCTCTGGTACGTTCAAGCCACCAGGCGGCAGGAATCCAGTTCCCCTTCTTGGCAGCGTCCAAAATCACGTTTACACACAAATCTCGGGTCGCGTTCTGGGCATTATCGAAATCTACTTTTCTCTGAGGGTTAGACTTCATGTAAAGCCACAACGTCTTTCGATGCACGCCAATCGCCTTGGCAATCGCACCGATCTCATAACCCATCTTTGCCGACTCGATAATCTTGGCCCAGTGATTGCGTATCTTCTTTTGAGGCTGATTGTTAGCCAATCCCTTGCGAGTCAGGAACGCTGGCTTTGTCGTCATCAATTCCAGATTGGCTTCAACGTCATCGCTAAAGTCATACCTCGTATCAACATTGGGTACTTTGACGACCTTCTTGGACTTAACTTTAGGAACAACCTCAACCTTGGGCGTAGGTTCGACTTCAGGAACAATCTCAGCTTTAAGGGCAACAATTTTTCGTGGTCGTCCACGCTTCTTCGGCACACCGTCAGGTTTAGACAGGGCTGATTTCTTTGCCATAATTGATCGCAACCTCTTCAATAGACTCAGGTTCCAACGTCATATCAACTAGATCCATTACAATCTCAGGGATCGCACCCATCTCAGCACCAACAGCCACGTAAAGTGCTAGCTCAACAGGGTCTATATCGCGGGTTTGTTCGGCCACTGGAACAGGTAAGCAATCATTCATATAAGTAGATTAACATGTGTACGGAATTTAGGCAAGCTAATTCGTGTAACATTTCAGCGTTGACTTTTCTTGTGAAATTGTGTACAGTCTTAGACGCAGGCGTTCCAATCCAGCCCCACTCCTTCGGGTTTCCGGCTGATTTTGGAGTCATGATACGTCTGGTTCCACGGGTCGCCACATGGGTAGGCAAAAGGTTCCTAAGGACTTTCGGATGTAGGTTCAAATCCTGCCCCGTGGATTGGCTTCCAGTGGCCGCGAATTTCCTCGGTATGATCCTCAGGACACATCCGGTCGCTGGTTAGCCTTCTCATATTCACGCCAAATGGATGGGCAATTCAAAGGAATTGCCACTTGCAACGTCATCAATTCATCGGTGCATCGGAAGTCGCCTGTATCCTGGGTACATCCCCCTTCGGCGATAAATTCAAAGTCTGGTACGGCAAGGTTTACCCATCCGGCGATACAGTTCCAACAGGTAAAATGCGACTCGGGCTTGATACGGAAGATTTCGTCTTAACCCAATTTGAAAAGCGATTCAATACAACCGTTACCCATAAACAGACCCGCATGGTTCACTGGCTCGAGAATTGGGCTGGTTGCACGCTTGATGGAATGGCTGTGGTTGACGGGAAGACCGCTGTGGTTGAGGCTAAGACGATTGGAGCGTCGATTTACAACACACCTCCCGATTATTATGCCATCCAGGTTCTCTGGCAACAATTTGTGACAGGTGCTGACAAAGGTTATCTCGCAGTCTGGTCCACCAGAGACCTGGCTTTCGAGGTGTATCCGATCCATATCACCGACCATCACGATAAATTGATTGAAGCTGTCCGGATCTGTAAGGAATTCTGGAATCAGCATATCCTGACCAAAATACCACCAGAACGCAAAGTGGTGACTGACCGCGAATCGAAAGATCTGCCAGAAGATCTCCTCGAGGAATTCTGCCATATCCAGGACCAGTTGAAAGATCTGGGGGTCCGTAAAGAAATCCTACGCCAGCAGATCATTGAAGCGGTGGGTTGCCCTGTTGAATTGAAATCGCAGTCATCAAAATTTCAACTCGATATTACAACAAACCAGACTAAACGACTTAATTCCAAAAAGCTGGAGACCGATAATCCAGAACTGGTGCAAAATTATTTTGAAACCTCGAGCAGTCAAAGGGTGACCGCGAAGCGATTGTCCGTTCGCATTTCATGATTTGATTTTAAATGCCTTCTTAAAGATTTCCAGTGTTTTGGGCTGACCCGTTGGGTTGGCCCTTTCCGTTTTAGACTCACTGGGTATTTCGATTGCAAAATGAGTGTTGATCACGCAGTTTTCCCACGGTTTTAGAGCAGATTTCACGGGAACCTTAGGAACCTCAACAGGAAGATCAGCAAGTTTTTTCGTGCCAGGCATGATCTTGCGGATCTCAGTTTCGGTCGCCTTTCCGTACTTTTCAAGCATGGCAGAAACAACGACTTCATTGATGGTCGTCCGCTCTTCCATACTGATCATTTTCAGCTTGGCCCAAAGGGCTTCGGGCATGATGATCGAGGCTCGCCTGGCGGCAGAACGCTTCCCTGTTGGGTGGTTATTTCGCTTGTATTTTTTTCAGGTTTCTGAGTCATGAGTCTGGTCCTTGTGAGATCGAGAATCCATTCTCGCATAAACAATCCATTTTCGTCAATTACGCAACCAGGGATGGGTGCTTGATCAGAACGATTACGTCCAGGACAGCTTCCGAAAGACTGACGGGTTCATAAAATTCGTCAATACTTGTGCTTCCGTCAAAGTGCAACAACCTTCCGTCAGAAGTCGGAATCAACCAGTTCCCCCCACCGTAAATCGCTGTCAGAGGAGATCTTAGATACCCTTTCACCCATGCGGAAGGCAAAGATAGGTCAGCGAAATTCTCCACAAGCGCTATGGCGAAAGCGCTGCCACACGGCTCACCCGTTTTCCAGTTGTTCCAAGTCGCGATGACATTGGATTCGCTAACGATTTCAAAACTCAATCCGTTTTCAATCAAAGTATGCATACGAACGCTTTCCGTCCATCGAAGGTGCGAGCATAGGTAAAATACGGGG